ATTGCTGGTTCAAAGATTTGTTCTGGCTTTAACAAGAACACCAAATTCAAATTGCAAGGTGTTAGACTGCGTAAAATCATCAATCATTTAAGAAATCAAGGTGAACCAATTTGTTCAAGTTCTGTTGGATATTACTATCCAGCAAACAAAAAAGAACTTCAAGACACCATCACTTCAATTGCTCAAAGGATTGATTCACAATTGCAAGTTCTTAATCAACTAAAAAAACACTTATGAATTTAAGATTGAATAAAAGTCAGCGTATCAAAAGATGCGACACAGAAAAAGCGTATGCGATCCAATATTCAAAGTATGGCAATTCAATGTTGTTCTTGTCAAAGAAGTACACAACAATAAAAGAAGACATCATTGAAAAAGATGGTGTGTACTGGTCAACAGAATATCATGTTGAATTTCCACAATGGATGTTTGAATATATGGATGACAATCAAAAATCAACTATTAAATTAATACAAGACCAATGGAAGCAAGAACACAATTCTTAATGCGAATGCAAATGATGATTAATGAAATCAAAGCAAGTGGATTTGGGGATGAACATATTCAAAAGATGCTTGACTTTCAATTGTTATGTAGAGAAAAAGAGCTGGTCAAAGAAGTCAAAAGAAAAGTAGTTGGATCAATTGAAATGAAAAACAATCGTGGTGTGACTGCAACTTATATTGTTCAAAAAACAAATGACAAATTTCTTGACATCATTGATGATATGTAAAAAATATTTAACTATATTGCACAATTAATTAAACAACTATACTATGAATTTACTTGATAAACTAAAGCCAGAATACAAAGTTGTGCTTGTTGAAAAGATGGAAGAATATCCATCAACTAAAGAATCAATTTTTAAAGCACTTACAGAAAAAGAATTTGTCATTCATTTAACTATCAAAGAAGCAAATGACACTGCTTATTATTTGTGTGACAAAAGTTTTGCAGATATTTATGAACTATTTAAAAAAGAATAACATGTCAAGACTATTTGAAAAATTTATGGAAGAACTATTTGGAAACAATCCACATCTTCAAGATGAAGCAAAAAGAATTGATGCTGAATCAAAAGAAGCACAATGGTATGATGCAAGAAACAAATGCAATCCATTGTCAAACACTATTGAAGAATGGAATGCACTTGGAAAACCAAATGAAAAAAATCAAACTTTAAAAGCTGATGATTCATTGAATCATATCTTTGGAAATCCAGTTGAAGAATTGGATGAATTAATCAATCAAACATTTAATAAATAAACTATGGAAATCAAAAAAGGAATTGTCAAAAGTGTTCAGTCAAATGGAAGTCTGAAACTACAACATGGAATCTTTCACAAATTTGAAATTGAAATTGGTGAAGATGTTGGTGAATACTTATCAAAATCAGAAGATGGTGGAAACAAGAATTTTCCAGTTGGTCAAGAAAAGGAATATCAACTGACTGAAACTTCTTATGGTAAAAAAATCAAACCACATTTTCAACAAAAGTCATTTACACCAAGACAAGCATTTAGTGAAAATCCAGACAAACAAAGAATGATTGTGAAGCAGTCTTCAATTAAAGTTGCACTTGACTTTATGATTGCAAAAAAACCACAAACTTTATATATCAATGATGTGTTTGAAGTAGCAGATAAAATTGTTGAGTGGGTTATGGAAGACAAACCAGTTCAAAATGCTGAATTAAGAACTGGAATTGAAACAAAGTCAGTGACAAGAACACAAGCAAAAAAAGACATTGCAAATGAAATGGAAAATTTTGCTGAACAAAGTGGTCAAACAATGCATCCAGAAGACTTGCCATTCTAATGACTTGGTCACCTAAAAATAAAGCAGAACAATTGTTTAAGAATTTGTTTGAATCAAAATCAAACATGGCAAAAGAGCTGAACTTGTCAAGGGTAACACTTGACACATATCTTTCTGATCCAAGTTTGATGAATTCACAAATCAAAAAAATTGCTAAATTGAAGCAGATTTCTGAATTGAAACTTTTCAAAGCAATAAACAATTGACAATGGAACATTCTTTTGACATACAACTTGCAAAAGAAATTGGTCTTGAAGAATCAATTTTGATGAAACACTTCATCTTCTGGATTCGTAAAAACAAAGCCAATGACAAACACTTTCACAAAGACAGATTCTGGACATACAATTCAGTTTCTGCCTTTGATGAATTGTTTCCATACTTCACTAAAAGTCAAATCAGAAGAATATTGAAGTCATTAGTGGACAAGAAATACATCATTGAAGACAACTTCAATTCTGCGAAGTATGACAGAACTAAATGGTTTGCAATATCAGACACAGAAAGATTTGTTGATTCTGACAAATGGAATTGTGCAAACACACAAATGGATTTGTCTAAACGAACAAATGCAATTGTTGAAAATGACAAACCAATACCAGATACTAAAAACACAAATACTAAAACAGATACTAAAGACATATATAAAATGTCAATTGACATTTATCACAAATTCTGTTTGTCAAATTTTGATGCACCAGCAAAGATTGATGCAATTCAAGGTAAGGCAATGAAGACTATTTTAAGTTATCTGAAGACACTTTGCAAACAAAAAGGTGATGACACACCAGAAAGTGTTCTGAATGCATTAAAATACATCTTTAAAAATTGGAAGAATCTTGAACCGTTTTTACAGAAGCAAGTAAAATTGTCACAAATAAATTCTAATTTGGTGAATATTATTAAACAACTAAAACAAACAACAAAACAAAATGACATTGCAGATGACATCCTTGCCAAGTACAGACAATAAAATGTTGACACCTATTCAGCCAGAATTTAACAAACAGATTCTGAAGATGAAGATGAATGACATTGTTTCAATTGCACTTGAAGATAAACCACCATCATTGACAAAGCAGATGAAGATGGAAGAAGAAAAAACAATTGACATCATCATGTTGTTGTTGATTAAGTTTCAAGACTTTTACAATTGCAAAAGTAAAATGGAAAAACATCAGCTTGAAGAAACTGCATATCTAATCACACAAAAGTTTGGTCACTTCAATTGGTATGACATTTCTATGTGCTTGAAACTTGCAAAGATTAATGAAAAGATATTTGACAGAATTGATGGTGGAATGATACTTGAATGGTTGTTAAGATATGACATCACCAGAACTGGAATGATTGTGACTGAAAGAGAAAAACAACATTCACAATACAATTCAAACTGGTCAACACTAACTGAAAGAACATCCATTCAAAGATTGAAAGACTTTTTGAAATGAAAGAAGAAAAAAAGATGGTGACCAAATCACTTTGGGAATTGCAATTTGGAATTGTTGACAATGGTCAGTTTTATGTCAAGCATAAAAACTACTATTCAGAAACATCAGTTCCATCATTAAATGGAAAAAAAATATATGCGAAAACAGAATGAACATGAACTGCAAAAAGCAGTCATCAAATATATGAAGTTGCAACACCCATCAATCTTCATCAATGGATCACTTGGTGGAATATACATCAAGCATCATTCCCAAAGAAGAAAAGGAAAAGAAGGTGGTTTCAGAAAAGGATTTCCAGACTTGTTCATCTATGAACCAAGAATTGTTCATGGCAGAATCAAAAATGGTCTTGCAGTTGAATTGAAAGTCAAAGGAAACTATCCAACTGAAGCACAAAAAAGAACACTAAATGAACTATATGAAAGGGGATTTGAAACACATGTCTGCACTGGTTATGACGAAGCAATTGAAACAATAGAGTGGTACATCAATTGTACAATTCCAGAAGTTGATGTGAACTATACTATCAAGAAATGAAAAACAAGTGGCATCCAATTGAATGGATATACAAAGACCATGCATATTTTCTTGGCTTTGCAATCAAGCAAACCAAAGACAAAGACTTGTCAGAAGACTTGGTTCAAGAAACATTCCTACAATTGATGACCATGAATCAGCACAAACTTCTTATCATCATAGATTCTGGAAAAATAAAAACATATATATGCAAAATCATGATGGTCAAATTCTATTCAGCAAAGTCACAATTCAACAAGAAGATGGTGCAATATAAAAAGAAGAAGATTCAAAGTGATGAATCATTCCTTGAACACCTGGCAAACATCAATTCACCAGAACATCATCAAGAAACATTGAATCAAATGAATGAAAAGATTGACAATTGTCTTTTACACTTTGATGAATATGACAGAAAGTTGTTCCAACTATACTATGAAACTGGGCTTTCAGTCAGACAACTATCAGAAGAAACTGGAATCAGTTTCAAATCTATTCAGTACACAATTGACAAAGTAAAAAAGAACATTAAAAATTTAATATGATTCCATTCAAAGCTGACAAACAACTTGCAAGAAAAAGAATAAAGATTTGTGAAGATTGCAAACATTTCAAATCTAATACAAGAACATGTGGAACTGCAATAATTGGTGACCAAGTTGGTGACACAAGAACTTGTGGTTGTTTCATGGATGCAAAGACTAAATTGTCATTCAGCAGATGTCCATTTGACAAATGGGAATTTCTTCAAGTCACTGAAAATGATTATCTTGCAATCAAGAAATTGTTGGATGAAGTTGACAACACTATCAATCCAAAACAGAAAGAAGTGTTGTTTGAAATGCAAAGAAAATACATTGGTGGAAATACAAAGACAACTAATTGTGTACCATGTTTAAATTCAGCATTAAGAGAAATGAAACAGATTGTAAAAGAATATGAAAAATAGTCATGCCAAAGTTAGTATTACCAGTAAGCGTTGAAACAATTGCAACAAGACATGATGGATCTGTCAAAATTGTGATGGGTACTTATGAACTGAACACACAATCAGCAGTCAAATTGTTTGATTTAAGAAAGTCAGAAGCGTTGATGTATCTTTCAAGTGATAATATATCACAAGAAGAATTGGATGCATTAGATGGCTTTAAATTAGATGCAGAAAAGACAGATGGAAAAACACCATCACAAAGATTGAGAGCAGTTCTCTATGTTTATTGGAAACAACACAAGCAAAAAGACATTGAATTTGACATCTTCTATTTAAAATACATGAATAGAACTATTGACAAAATCAAAGACAAACTTGATGCAGAAACATACTAAAATATATTTGAATTATTTTGATGCATTGTTTGGTGAATTTGTTCCTTGTGAAATGTGTGGAAAAGAAGCAGTGGATATTCATCACATTGAACCAAGACAAGCTGGTGGTTCAAAACTGAAAGACACAATTGACAATCTTATGGCATTATGTAGAAAATGTCATCTGAAGTATGGTGATAAAAAACAATATAAACAACTACTAAAAGAAAGGCACAATGAAAGACTTCAATCCAGACAATGAAAAGCACATGGAAATTGTTCAAGAAACAGAACAAGCAATGAAAGAAGAAGCAGAAAAGCAAATGCAAGAAGTTCCAAGACTTGACAATGGAAGACCAGACTTCATGAGAATGATTCATGAAATGTTTCCAGAACAACTTGAAGTTGCATCCTATGTCAAAGGAATATGCAAAGGATATGCACTTGATATGTCAATGTCTACTGCAATGAACTTCAAAGAAGCACTTGAATCTGGTGCAAAAGAAATAAAACTTTTTCAATTGATTCCAGATGAAATTGCACCAGAAGATAAAGATGAGAAAGTGACATCAACTGACATAAACTGATTGTTATGATATATGTATTTTTATTAGTTCCTTTAATCATTGCAACTTGGGTTGCTTATTACAAAATAATAAATGAAGACTGATGCCATTTGAAAAAGGAAATCAACTTGCTGGAAGTCGAAAAGGAATTCCAAACAAGACAACACAAGAAATCAGAAATGCTTTTCAATTACTACTTGAAAACAATCTTGACAACATGAAAGTGTGGTTGTCTGATGTTGCATCAGAAGACCCAGAAAGAGCTTTGGAAATCATGTTGAAGATGGCTGAATATATAGTTCCAAAACTATCAAGAACAGAAGTCAAAGCAGACATCACTGACAAATCAATTGTGATAAACTTAAACAGACTAAATGCCAAAGACAATTGACATTGATTTGTTTGATAAACAAGCTGACTGCTTTGCATATCTTGAAGATAAGGTGACCACAGAAATCTTGTTTGGTGGTGGTGCTGGTGGTTCTAAAACATTTACTGGTTGTCTATGGCAAATACATAGAAGACTTGAATATCCAAAGACAAGAAGTGTGATTGGAAGAAGTAAGTTGAAGAATCTGAAAGCAACAACACTGAACACATTCTTTGAAGTGGCACAAGACTTTGTTGGTCTGAAACCAAATGAAGACTTCACATACAATGCACAAGAATCCACAATCACTTTCTTCAATGGTTCAATCATATATCTGAAAGACTTGTTCTTATATCCATCTGATCCAGACTTCACTTCACTTGGTGGTCTTGAAATCACAGACTGCTTTGTTGATGAATGTGCTGAAGTAAGTCAGAAAGCAATCAACATTTTGAATTCAAGAATTAGATTCAAGCTGGACAAGTTTGGTTTAATTCCTAAAACATTGATGACATGCAATCCAACAAAGTCATGGTTGTATTCTGAATTCTACAAACCAGCAAAAGAAAACAGATTGCCAGAACACAGAAGATTCATTCAATCACTTGTATCAGACAATAAAGCAATATCTGAACACTATGTCAAGCAACTTGAAAAGTTGGACAAGGTATCAAGACAAAGACTTCTACTTGGTGATTGGGAATACAATGAAGATGATGCACTTCTTTTTGATTATGATTCAATTCATGACATGTTCACAAACAATGTTGATGATGGAATGAAACACATCACTTGTGATGTTGCCAGGTTCGGTTCAGATAAAACAATCATCATTCTTTGGAATGGTCTAAATGTGGAAAAGATTGTTTCACTGAATCAGTCATCAGTGACAGACACAATTGATGCAATCAAATCCATGTCACTTCAGAATAGTGTGCAAAGGTCACACATCATTGTTGATGAAGATGGTGTTGGTGGTGGTGTGAAAGATGGTCTATCTGGTTGCAAAGGATTTGTCAATGGATCAAAGGCACTGAAGTCAGAAAACTTTCAGAACCTAAAGACACAATGCTTTTTCAAACTTGCTGAAATGGTTAACACTGGCAAGATTGCAATCAAAGACACAAGACACAAACAGACAATCATTGAAGAACTTGAAATCATTAAAAGGGATAAGATTGACAAAGACACACAGAAACTTTCTATCATACCAAAGGACACAATCAAATCATTGCTTGGTAGGTCACCAGATTATGCTGATGCATTGATGATGCGAATGTGGTATGAAGTAAAAGGAAATTATGGTGTGTATGCTTTTTGAAAGGAAATCAACTAAAAACAAACTTTAAACTATTGAAATGAAGAAGACTTTTGAAATATCAATTCCAACTGAATGGGATGAAGTAAGTGTGTTGAAGTATCAGAAATACACTTCAGCAGTAAAAGACTTGACAGATGAAGATGAAATCACAAAGCAAACAATAAGTGTGTTGTGTGATATTCCTATCAGTGTGATAAGTCATATCAAGTTGAAAGATTTAAAGGTGATTCAAAAAGGTCTGCATAAGTTAATAAACAAACCAGTAAACAAACAAATCATAAACAAGATAAACATTGATGGCAAGGTGTTTGGGTTTCATCCAAAAATAGATGATTTGACAATGGGCGAATATGTGGACATTGAAACATTTGCAAAAGAAAATGATTTGGCAAGGATGATGTCTGTCTTATATAGACCAATAACAAAAGAGCAAGGAAACAGATATGACATTGAACCATATCATACCAGTCACAATGACAACAGAAAACACTTTGAAAAACTTTCAATTAATATTGCAAATGCAGTAGTAGTTTTTTTTTGGAATTTAGGCAATCAACAATTGAATCATATCCATCAGTTTTTAAAGGAAACAAAAAACAATCGGCATCCAGTGGATATGGATGGTTTGCCATCATAGACAACTTGTGCAATGGAAACTTGTTGAACTTTGAAAAGGTCACAGAACTATCATTGAACATGTGTTTGAATAAACTATCACTTGATGCAGACCGTTCAGTGGAACAAGAAAAACAAAGAAGAAAACAAAGACATAAATGATAACATACAAAGGAATCATTTCATATTTTGAAGCAATATGTGATGCACATCAACAAATCAATTCTTTCACTTATGGTGAAGTGGATTTGTTTGACAAAGATAAGTTTACTGAATATCCAGCTTTGCACTTGACACCAACTGGAACTGCTATTGATGACCAGACAATTGTATATGGATTTGATGTGGTTGTGTTTGACAGATACAATGTTGCAACTAATAAAATGAGTAATGAAGCAACATGTCTTTCTGATTCACTGCTGATACTTCAAGACATCTGCAAAGAATTGACAAAAGGAAAATATTTCATCAATGTGGACACCAATATTCAGATGGATGTTCCAGTGATATGTCAACCATTTATTGACACTGAACCAGACAATTGTTCTGGATGGACAACAACATTCAATGTCATCACACCAAACGAAGTAACACAATGCAATATACCATACTATCAGACTGAACAATTAAGTGGATATGATTTCACACTTCCATCATCAGTTCCATCTGGACATGCCTGGTATTCATTTTTAAATGTTGCAAGATATGTTTCACTGGATGCTGAAGGCAATGTCAACACACTTATTCCGATAGTTGACACCTTGTCTGGCGTTGACACTTTGAATTTAAGTGGTGAATTCATAAGACCAGACATTGTCAAGAATGCATTCTACTTCAATGATGATAGTCAACTAAAAAATTGCTATTTAAACAGAACTGGTTTGTCAGATAGCACCATGACTTTCTTTTTGACCATCAAAGACTTTTCAAGATTTGGTGGAACAAATTTGTCAAATTCAATCATGGGTTTTCGTGGTACTGGATATACTGAAGAATTGACAATTTCAATTTCAAATTCAACTGGACAACTTGTGTTTAATCGTGTTGGTGGTGTGACAAAATCAAGTCCAATTCCTATTGTTCCAACAAATGGTGATAGCATATCAAATGCACACAGAAGACTTGAACCAATTACAATTGCAGTTGTGTTTGATTCAAGTGCAACAAATGTGAATTTGTATTGGACAAATGATACTCTTGAAAAACTTGAACAATTGACAGATGGATTTGACATTGGTGACTATGGGGAATTTTGGATTGGTTCAAGGGTGACAACAAGCAAGAGCAACTTTTATATGAAAGAACTATTGGTGACAGATACTGCAATGACATCAACTGCTGAAATCACAAATGTCATGGAATGGTTAAAGTATAGATAATGATTGGAACTACTAAACAACAGACTGAAAAGCTGGGTGCAAAGATTGTGAAACTTGCAATGATAAATCTTGGTGCATCACAAACAATTGATGGCAAGAAGCGTGTGACTGATTCAACTGGTGCATTAAGAAATTCACTTGGATATAGAGTGAAGCAAAACAGAACATCAGCTGGTGAATTTAGTTCTGGATTCAAACTTGAACTGACTTCATCTGTTGACTATGCATCATTTGTGGAACAAGGTGTGAAAGGTTCAGAAAGCACAAAAACAAGTGCAAAGAAATCACCATTCAAGTTCAAGTCAAGAAATCTTCCATCTGGTGTGATGGCATCATGGATCAACAACAAGCCAATAAAATTGCGTGACAAAGGAACTGGTAAGTTTTCAAAGAACACTGCTACTGCAAAAAAACAACTTGCTTTTGTTCTTGGAAAAGC